AAGCCGAGCGGTATCGTCTGGCAAGCCTCCGTGTCGATGTGAGTGAACTACACGCACAGTTCAACCGAGCATTGTTCGATGATACTATTGCCGAGAACGCCCGCCTCAAGGCCGAGGTCGAGCGGCTGACCAAGGCAGGGGATGCGATGGTTGACATGGTCGATTGGGAAGTGCCTTACGAACGCCGCAAGAAGTTAGAAGCAGATTGGAACGCCGCCAAGGAGGGCAAGCCCCGTGCCTGACATCCCCAAGGGCATCGAGAAGATCGCGGCCACCGTCCCGAAGCAGTACGCCCTGCTGCTCTTCCTGGACGGCTTTCCCTACGTCGAGTTCACGGCCCGCAAGCACGCCGACTTCCTGACCGACCTCAACGCCTGGAAGCGCAAGACCTACCCCTCCTTCTCCCGCTCCGTCGTCCGATTCTTTACGCTCGCACCGACCGGGGAGCTAAAAGAACTTACCTTTACCAAATGACTAACCGCGAATACCTGAGGAACATCCTCAATCAGTTAGCCGGCGAAGTCGCCGCCCTCCGCCCGACCCCCGAAGACTCCGTCACCCTCGCCGGGTCTGATCTGATGCAACTCCAGATCGCCATCAATGAGGCCGCCACCGAACTCGAGCGCCTTGACGTCGAGAACATCGAGGAGGCCTATCACATCAAGCCGATCTATGACCGCATCAAGGCCGTCATCGCCCACGAGCGCGTCCTCCGCAATCAGCTCGACCGCGTGGCCCTTGCCGCCGACAACGCCATCGACCTCTGCAACCTCCTTTCCGCCCACGTCGAAGAGCACAACCCGAACGACGAAGACGAAGCCCTCTGAACCTTTCCCACCATGCCACAAATCCACGACCGCAAAGAATACCGCGCCTTCCCGGCGTTCAACCAGTCCGCCGCCAAGCACATCCTGACCTCGCCGGCGCATTATCAGGCCTACATCAACACGCCCCAGGAAGAGACCAAGGCCCTGCGTTTTGGAACCTTCGTTCACTCGGCCGTGCTCGAACCGCACACCCTAAACGACCTCTACGCGACCGCCCCGGACTGCGATCGCCGCACTAAGGAAGGCAAGGCCGCTTGGGCTGAGTTCGCTACGGCCAACGCCGGCAAGACCATCCTCGACTATGAAGAGTCCGCCATGGGCCATCTCGTGGCTTCCTCCGCCCGCTTCGCCCTCAAGCGCCTCGGCGTGGAGTTCGACGCGACCGAGGTCATGTATCACGTCGATTACAACGGCGTCCCGCTCAAGGCCGCCATCGACGGCGTTGCCGGTGACTATCTCTGGGACATCAAGACCACAGGCGCCGGAGAGGCCACGGCCGCCGGCATGCTCAAGAGCATCCGCTCGTATAAATACGCATTGCAAGCATACTGGTACCGCCTCGTCTACGAGCTGGCCACGGGTCGCCGCCCCCTAGGATTTAGATTCCTTTTCGTGGAGAAAGAGCCGCCTTTCGCATGCGCGGTTTGTGAGATCGGCCCTGAGCTCATGTCCTGGGCAATCGCCGACTTCGAGAAAGCCGTGACCCTTTACAAGGAATGCACCGCATCCGGCGTCTGGCCCGCCTACCCGGACGACATCCAGGTCATCGACGTGAAGTCCACGACCACCGCCGCCCCCATTAACTTCGCCTAACATGGAACCCAACAACGACCGCAAGCCCCTGAAGTCCATCGAGACGGCAGGAACCTATAAACTCAAACTCATCAAGCCCGCCTTCGACAAGATCCGCGCGTGGGAAGACGGCACCGTCTCCTGCCGCCTCTTCTTCCTCGACGACCAGGGCAACTGCCTGTCGAAGTCCTTCTCCTCGAAGTGGGGCAAGCCCCTCGCGATGCTCGTCGGGAAGTTCTCCGGCAAGTTCACTGAAGAGCTGCGCCTTGATGCCACCCCGGCCGAGTTCATGGAGTACATCACCCCGGCCTGTGGCAAGACGTGCCTCCTCGGCGTCGAGGCCGAGCCCTCCGGCGAGTATAACGGCAAGCCTCAATATAAGTACAAGCTGACGTACCCGAAGGGCAGTCAGAAGCCGACCGTCTCCGAGCCCCTGCCGGACAACCCGCCCTTCTGATGAACAACCTCGCCAAGATCCGCGAGGCCCTGGTCGACGCGCTGCTCAAGGCGCCCGACCTTAACCTCCGCCGCGTGCGTCGTAAGCTCGGCATCTCCGGCCGCCAGACCCGCATCGCCTCCCGAATCGCAAAAGCCATGCGCAAGGCCTCCGCCGCCGCATGACCACCATGTCCGCCCCGACCCTTGTCCTGATCTCCGGCTTCGCAAGGGCGGGGAAGGACACCCTCGCCTCGGGAATCTTGGAGTGGTCGACGCGTCCGTCCCGCAAGACGAACTTCGCAGACTATTTAAAAGACGCTGGGAATGACTTTTTGATGAGTTTGAATCTGGAGGGAAACTTCCACGACGACCGCTTCAAGACCCTACATCGGGATTTCCTCGTGGCCGGCGGACGCCTCGCCCGATCCCTGGACGTCGACATCTTCGCCAAGAACCTCGCCAACTTCTGCCCGATCCAGATGGCGCCCGGTGAACTGGCCCCCGAGACCGTCGTATGCAGTGACCTTAGATACGCGAACGAGGTCTCGGTCTGTCAGGACGTGCTCATCGACCTCGGCTGGAAGGTGCGCACCGTCTACGTCGCCACCGCCGGCATCGGCCCCGCCAACCAGGAGGAGATGGACAGCATCCTCGAGATCCGCGAGAAGCACGCCTTCGACCTCGAGCTGACGTTCGCCCCTAACTCGCGGAATACGATCCTCATGGAGGGCCGCTATATCGCGAAGACATGGAGGCTCTAGTAATGAATGACGACCTGAGCATGGACGAGCGCATAGCCTGGGCCAGACGCTCAGGCCTGACCGACGAGCGCATCGCCTTCCTGCTCGCCTGTCCGAAATATACCCGCACCGGGCGTAAAGACCAGCCCGCCTACATCAAGACCGACAACCCAAACCACCACCTCCAGAAGCTCGGCGACTGCTGGTGGCTGCGCATCCGCCGGCGGAAGACGAACATCGTCCACAACCTGGGCAAAGACCTCGAGACCGCCCGCAAGAACCGCGACGAGATGCTCGCGGCCTACGACGCCGGCAAACCCATTCCACACCTCGACCAATGAGCACCCGTGCCGCCAGGGGAAAGGCCATAAGTGCCGCCATCTATCAATTACGAAATAATGTCCGCACAAGGGTTGCCGCAATCATGTTTAACGTAGCACCCGGAAGTGTCGTATCTGCAAGAAACAGACTTGGTGCAAAAATAATGTCCACGAGAGAAAATCGGAGAATTTTCAACAACAATGGCTATTACTGTTTCCGTTATCGTACGTCCAATCTCAATGTTTACCACAGGCTTTCTGCTGACCTTGAGAAAGCACGAATAATGCGAAACAAAATCGAAAAGAAACTCGGACTTTCCAAATGAGCACCCCTACCCGCTTCGTCGCCTTCGGTGATAACCACGGCGACATGGCTGACGAGAACGCCGTCGAGGCCCTGGTCGAGTTCATCAAGGACTACAAGCCGACCGTGCGCGTCCACCTCGGCGACTGCTTCGACTTCCGATCGCTCCGCCGTGGGGCTGGACAGGATGCCGAAGGCGCCGAGTCACTCATCTCTGACATCGAGGCCGGTGAAGCCTTCCTCGAGCGCACCAAGCCAACCGTCTACCTGATGGGCAATCACGAGCACCGCGCCCAAGCCCTCCAGAACACCTCCGGATCCGCCCTGGTGCGTGACTACTGCGCCGACCTCGAGGCCCGCATCAAGACCGCCGCGAAGAGCTGCGGAGCCAAGACCATCCTACCCTACCACGCCGAGAAGGGCGTTTACCGACTAGGTCAGGTCGCCTTCATCCACGGCTACGCCCACGGCCTGAACGCCACCGCCGAGCAGGGCAAGCACTACGCCGACCGCGGAGGCGCTCTGATCCACGGCCACACGCACACGCTCGCCCAGGTCAACTTGACCAAGGCCGAGGGCGGCGCCGCGTTCTCCGCCGGATGCCTATGTCAGAAGGATGCCATGGCCTATGCCTCATCCCGCCTAGCTACGTCAAGGTGGGGGTCAGGCTTTGCGGCCGGCTGGGTCGACGGCAAGGACTGGAAGGTCTGGCTCGTCCACCGCGTCGGCTCCCGCTGGGTCTGGACAACTGACCTCAAGGTCTTCACCCCGAAGGCCAGATGAAGCGCTTCGACGCCCACGCCCTCGTCGCCGCGATCAACGCCGACGACACCCCTGAAGGCTGGCACAAGACTACGGAGGTCGTCCGCCTCCTAGGCTATACGACCCGGGCCGGTGTCGCCCTGCCGCTCGCCCGCATCGTCAAGGCAGGCTACGCCGAGCAGAAGACCATCCGCCGAGGCCGTTTCATTTATCGCCTGTCGCCCAGGTTCAAGTCTTGGCCCGCCGCCAAGGCCGCAGCTGAAGCC